TATGGAAGTTGCTTAACAACTAAAAGTTGCAAGTCTGTAATTACTAATAATTTTATAGTTGATATACATGGAATAAGAGGATTAACAGAAAGAGAAAGTTTTAAATTACAAGGTTTTAATCCGGACTATGTAGAGCTATTAAAGAATAATGGAATAAGTAAAAATCAATTATATTACATGATTGGAAACTCAATATCTGCAAATGTTATAAAAGAAATTATTAGAGAGTTATTTATAAATAAAACAACTATAAGGCAACTAGATTTATTTAATTTTAAATATGCATAGTGGAGTGAATTAGTTCATAATTCAACTAGAGTTTGTAGGTATTGAGAAATAGGGTGATAGGATGAATGCACTATATGAACAAAGTAAAATTAACAATAAAGATCATGTGGAGACTCCAAGATGGGTGGTGGAAAATATATATGATCTAATAGATATAAAATCATTTAAAAACATATGGTTTCCATTTAACCACTACGATAGTGAATTTAAGTTAAAAGGTGATGAACTTAAGTTAAAATATAAGGCTACTCATATTTTTGACGATTTAGGAAATGATTTTTTTAAAACAGAACCACCAAATGGATGTGAGTTACTTATAAGCAACCCACCTTTCAGCAACCAAAATGAAATTATATCTAGAAGCTTTGAACTTGTAGATAGCGGTAAAGTTAAATCATTTGCTTTATTACTTCCTTTGGCAACTTTAGAAACGGAAACAAGAGCTAATATGTATGAGCAACACAGGGAAGGTCTTTCAATATTAATTTTTAAAAAAAGAATTAAATTTAAAGGATGCTCACAGGTCTTTAACAGAGGTTGTTGTTGGATATGTTACAACATTCCAGCACTGAAGAATAAAAAATTTAATTGGATGTAAGTAGTAATAAATTAGCACAGGTATTACAAATTTAAGTACACAATTCAAATATTTTGGAGAAGCAAAAATAAATATTGAGTGGTATAATAAATATGTGGTGGCGGAATAAGTAGACGCTATAGCGAAGTAGCAGTAATGTTGGGCAGTAGAGAAAGCTTGAATGTCCCGTTGTAGTTACTGTATGCAAGGTGTAAATCCTTGCCCACATTATAGACACTCATTATTGAGTGTCTATTTTTTATTATCTAATTCAATAATTGGAGGAAGTAAAATGAGTAGAGAAATTAAATTTAAAGCATGGCATAAAGAAAAGAAATTATTATTTGATGTATTTGGATTTGATGTTAATCATGTTTATCCTTATGAAAATGAAGAAATAGATATACCTCCAAAAAGAGATGAAGTTAAATTAATGCAAGACACTAATTTAAATGATGAAAATGGCAAGAGAATTTATGAGGGGTATATAATCGAAGGTGGCTATTTAAATCCATTAACTGGAGAATTTTTAAGCCGAAAGTATGTCATTGAATATGATAAAGGGTTGTTTCGTGGTAAATTGATAGGTCACACACCATATGGTGATACATTCCTGAGTTTTATCAAAGGTGAAGTTATAGGCAATATCTATGAAGATAAATATTTATTAGAAGGTGAAAAGTAATGAAATTAATGTTTCATGTGCTAAAGAAGAATCAAAAACTAAATATAGATAATGAGAAAATAGAATTTATAGACATAGAGAAGAAATTAAGAGAAGAGTTCAGAGAAGTAGTAGAAGCAATTAATAGCTATAGAAAATCAAAGAGCTCATATGATCTAAAAGAGATAATTAGAGAAACATTTGATTTAATACAAGTTTGTATATTAATTCTATGGAAATGTAATAGACAGGCTCAGACTTTTGATGAAGAAAATCTTATCCAGGATATTAACTTTGAACATAAGGACAAGTTAATTAATAGAGGATGGATAATAAAAACAGGTATAGAAGTTGATGTGAAAGAATAATAGTGAGGAGTTGAATTAATGTCTTGTAAATATGCTAAATTTGATGAAGATAATTGGTATACATGCAGTATAACAGAAGATAGCTGCATGTTTATAGTACCTAATAAAGATGCTTGTGATAAGAGATATCCAAATAAAAATAAAGGTTTATCCAAATGCAAAAAGGAGGATTGTTAATGTACGATATAGAGAAAGAATTAGGATTATATAGACTTAGAGAAATAGAAATAGAGGATATGAAATTAAAAATAGAAGAGTTAGAAATAGGAGAGCAGTTGCAAGGCACTAACTTTGATGAAAAAGTACAAACCTCAATGAAGTGTAAAAACAATGATTACATCATGGAGCAAAGAGAAATTCTTAAAAAGAAAATAAGACTTAATGAATTAGCCAATAAGAGAGTTGATAATGCATTAAAAATATTAAAAGATAAAGATGACTTAGAAGTTATAAAAAGAGTATTAATAGATAAAAAAAGTATGGCAAGGACTTCACAAGAGTTATTTAGAAGTAGAAAAAGTGTCAGGAAGTCACTAGAGAGGTCATTAATTGAATTAAAAGAACATACTAAGGGTAACAGCAAAGGTACCACAAAGGTATCATGAAAGGGTACATAGAGGTACCACAAAAGGGACATAAAAGGACCTACCATATGGCACAATTAAAATGCTATAATGTTATTAAGGAAAAGTAGATAAGCACTTAGAGGAAATCTCTAGGTGCTTTTTACTTTGCAAAAAATAAGTGAGGTGAGAGTGTGAATGCAGATAAAAAAGTAAAAGAGCAACAACCAGGAAGCAGTAGGCAGCACTCCGAAGAAAAGCTTACTGAAAAATATGTTGAAGGATTAATGAAACATAGTTCATACAAAAGACGTGGAGGTGCGATTAGGCAGGTGAGACAAGGTTGAAGAAAGTACCAGCCAATCCGATTCCAGAAAAACATTATGATAGATTTAAATACAAGTTAGAAGAGTTAAGCAAAAGGTATTCAGAGAGAAATTTAATGGTATTTTATATTGGTGTAGCGAGTGGATATAGAACACAAGACATTGTGGATTTAACTATAGGACAAATAAAAGAGGCTATAGAAAATGAGAAGTTTATTATCCAAGAGAAGAAGCAATATAATGACTGGCTAACACACATGAGAAAGCATCCTAAATCAAATAAAAAACCACCTAATCCAAGAGAAGCAATTATTAAACCTAATCTTAAAAGACTTCTAAAGCAATATGTAAAGGGTAAAAGTAATAGTGAATATGCCTTTGCATCAAATAAAGGTAATCATATAGAGTCTAGTTCTTATAGTGATATCTTAGCTGATATAGGTAAAGAGCTAGAACTAAAGAACATATCAGGTCATAGTATGAGAAAAACTTACGCTAATAGATTATGGGAGCAGACCAAGGATATAGAATATGTGAGAATAGCTTTAGGACATACCAATATAGAAACTACAAAGAGATATTTAGGATTAAGCAATGGAATTAAAGAAGATGCGGCAGAAATAACTGACGATAGGCTTTAATTTTTTTTGAGAGGTAATCCGTAAAAAAGTAGGGTATACGGATTAAGGGAGAGAGTGAAAAATAATTACTATTATATGCACTTAAAAAAGTATATCCGTAATTCTATAGCTTATGGAGGATTTAGAGAAATATTTTACAAGTGGCTTAAAGATAGTAGTATCAAGGGGTTGAGAGTTGTTTTCTAAATATATTTTTATTACCGATTTAAACAAGGTAAAAAATAAAAAGCCATGAAAAATAAAATGGCCACGAAATTGAGGTGAAAAAATGGCTAGAAAGTCAGTTGATGAAATTATTGAAGATAACTTAAGTACAGTCATATCAATGCTTAAGGATGGGTGTAAAGACAAAGAAATAATTGAGTATTTAGGTATTTCAAGAAGTGCATGGAAGGCCAAAAAGAATAATAATACTAAATTAAAACAAGCTATAGATGAAGTTAAAGACGAAAGAAATGAACAAGTCGAAGATGCTTTATTCAAATGCTGTACTGGATATTCATATTATGAAGAGGTTGTAACAAAGGTAAAAGAAGAAGTTGTTGCTGAAGATGGTACAACTATTCTTGTAAAAGAAGATGTTAAGATATCAAAGGTTAAAAAGTATAGAGGACCAGATACAGTTGCACAAAAGTATTGGTTAAATAATAGAAAGAAAGCAATGTGGAAAGATGATCCTCACAAGGTTGATAATGACAAGAAACTTACTAAGCTTAAAGAGAAGGAAGCAGATTCAAAGGTTATAGTTATATAAGGAGAGTTTCATTATGGATTATAAAGAAAAGAAAATAGTTATATTAACACAAAGGCGTAAATGTAAGAAACGCACAATAAAGGTATTAAAGGAAGACCTTAAATCAAAAGGATATGAAGCAGTAGTATTACCTTATGGAATAGAAAAAATATATGAAGATTACTTGTAATGGCTATATATAGCAAGTGTTCCCAATGCGGTAAGAAGATACTACAAGGACAACAATGTGAATGTAGGAAGGATAGATACAAAGAGTACAACAATAGAGTAAGATTCAATAAAGATAATAAAAAGTATTATGATTTTTATAATACTATTCATTGGAAAAAAATGAGTAAGTATATAAAGAATAAATATAATGAAGTATGTTTAATGTGCTTACTTAAATATAAAATTATAACTCCGTCAGATGTAGCTCATCACATTGTACCTATAAGAGAGGACTATAGTAAGAGGTTAGAAGAAAAGAATTTAATACCATTGTGTCATGGATGTCATAATAATATAGATCATATTAACTATACTGAAGAGATGAAAGATGAACTTAGAAGCATATTAGAAGAGTATAAAAAAATATATATATGAATCAACCCCGGGGAGGGTATGAAAGCATTTAAGGTGTCCTAGATATTCCAATGTCCTCTCTTATAGGTACA